AGTCGGCAGCGCCGGAATTGTACCAAACCTCGGTACTCACAGCCCCAAGCAGCCACAGTTCCCTGTTGTTGACCACATGCGCTACAAGGGCGTCAGGATCTCTCTGCGCCGTGGCAAAATCTGTACCGTCGATGGCTGTGAAGTCGTTTAGCGAGGAGATATAAAAACGCCCGTTGTTAGCGGGGTCATTGAAAATGCCATACCCATCCAGGTAGTCCACCCGCGTAGCAGTGTCGGGGAAGTCGGAGTCAGAGATGACAGCCACCGTGGCGCCATCAGAAGTGTACCCATTTGTCCCGTCTACAATGCAGATCTGAGAGAGGTTCGACGACATGCTGACCGGGCCAGTTGAAGTGCCGATGGTGCCGATCGTAGACACCGACGCATCGGTGCCGAACTTGTTCACTGTTTCACCGTTCACCGTGTAAAGGTTGTCACCGAACACGATAGACCCACGCACCTCTTTGGATGCCCCGATTGACCACGTTGCTAGCCCAGGACGCTGATACAGAGCCGCCTGAAACTTCGCAGTCGGGTCCAACTCAGGGATCATGTTGACGGTACGCTGCGAACTCACGCTCACTGAACGCTGGTTGCTTGTGCCGCCTATGAAGGGGATACGCATCAGTCTTTTGGATTGTCGTCTTTAACCGCTTTAAGTGTAGCAGCCATATCATCAGAGAATGCTCCACCACGGTACAAGTCGTCTAGCTGATCTCCTATATTTGGATAGGCTCTACGCCTCATCTCAGCATATGGAAGTGGCGACTCTGCGTCTTCAATGATAGCAATTTTATCTTCTACCGCTTGCACGGCCACATCGCTGCGCCTCTCAACAAGCTCGGATATGTAAGCATCTATCCTACTAGGATGCATTGCACGGCCTAATATCTCGTATTGCTCTGCTGTTAAATCTCTTGGGTAGACTGTTGCCATAAATTTATTCCTTTATCCCTTACTCTCTTGGACCGCACTGGCCAAAAATAGCTTTAGCATCAGCTAAATTCTGGACCTTATTTTTAACATTAAGGCCATCGACTACTTTTTCTGCTGAGTCGTTAGGATTAGGGCCTTTACCAAAACCCGCCGCTATTCTTTCAGCCAATGTTTTATACCTATCTTTATACTTCCACATTGCGTAATCATATGACCCTTCCCACTCTTCAACCTTGTCATCAAGATGCTCTAGGTGGGTTGTTGTCCCCGCTAAAGTTGCGTTATTTTTCGCACGGGTAATTGCGTTATCTGTAATGTCAGTACCGGACGCAAGAGAAGACGCTTCAGCAGGTTCCAGATTATTTAACAGGTAAGCGACAGCAGCGCTAACACCCGCAGCATGGCTTGGTTCTGGACAACCAGAAAGTGTCAATCCCATTGCTCTAGCGCCACAGGCTTCTAAGAAACCTGTTGGGTCCATCTGCTTAACCCTAGCCGCAATAATAATGGCTTCTGTGCAACGCCTTTCAGCTAGTTCTTTATGAGAATCGACAGTCCCACGACGACCATGCTTTACCCACTCAGTAGCACCATCTAGTGGTTCATTACTTACGCTTGTTGTAGCGTGATTAAGAACAACAATCTCATATTCTGTGTTGTCGCGCATTGTCGGCGTTTTTATACTATCTAACTTCATATTATGGCAACCACCCTGTAAAGTAGTCAGACCCACCGAGGTCCACTACTTTTGATCCACCGCCTGCAGATACAATAGGTCTTACAGTATCACTAGCTGCCAATATTACGGTGCCACCCCCATGCACTCTTCTGGCTGTGAAAGGGTTTTCATCCGAAGCATAGGTGGTTCTATCGTCGTAGGATACTGTTTGAGATGAGCCACCAGCAGAAGAAATATATAACTGCTGAAGATTGTGGGCGGGTAACAGGCCAGCCATTGCCGACACTGCCCAAAAAATATATTGTCCCGCAACAGGAGCGGTAAAAAGATAAGTACCGCCACTACCACCACCAAAATTGCCCGCCACGTCCCAATTTTCTGCAGCGGGCATTGGGAGAGGGTTAACAGTAGTACCATCGCCGGTTGCATTCGTTCCGCCTGCGTCAGTACCATAGCCCTGAAATGATGGATTTTTTGGTCTTGTGATGAAACCTGCCGCAGTCACGCTCCATACTATTGCCCCAGCAGCAGCCATCCCCCATGTATCTGTGCCAATTTTGTACAGACCATTATCCAAGTCACCATCAAACGTAATTCCGGGCGCACCAACGGCACCATCGTCAGCGACTATAATGTCACCGGATGCTAATCCACCAGCAGCAACACCGGGATTCTGCAAAACGAATTGCGTGCCGTCATAAATTACGTCTGCGATCAATACTTGATCCAGATCAGCAGCAGCCGGATTAGCCAACGCCCCCGCACCATCGGACTTCTTGATATTTTTGGCCCCAAGCCCACTGACGTTTAACGTGCATGCCCCCGTATTGTCTGCCGTGGGGAGGAACAGGAACCTTGCGCCTGTAACGTAGGCCGTGATGGCTGGCACGACCGTTAGGGTCAGTACATCAGCCGATCCTGCTCCAACGACATAAACATGGACGCCAATTTTGTTTGTCTTGGCTTGGAGGGCAGAAGACACCACAGCACGGGTGGTATCGGTCCCAGCTATTGCTTCCACGTCGGTGGTTAATTCAACGATACCCAACGCAGCGGCACCAGCGACCTTGGCCTGGAGATTGGCCGGGGTTATGGCGCGGTCCGTTGCACTGCCAGTAATTCCCTCTGCGTCAGTGGCAAGCTCGATGACACCGGCAACAGTGGCGGAAGCCGCAGGCTCGTTAGATGTCACCCAATTCGTCGAGCCGTCTGCCACATAAGTCCGCACGGCACCCGCAGCTAACTTATTAGCGTCAACCGCGTTGGCGCTGCCGCCGTCGATTGTGTCCGAGAAGCCATTCCCAGGCCAAATTTGGAGCCGCTGGGCAGCGTCAGAGTTTATGATCGTAACCTCTTTGCCCGCCACAGCAGTCGGCAAGGCAACCCCGTCGTCGTCGCTGCCATTTATCGTCACGATATTGATGTCTTTGGTTAAGGCAGTCGCTCCAGCCATGGTCTGTGTAGTTCCAGCAGTGATGCCCGTTTCCAGGGACCGCTGTGTGTGACCGGTGGTCGTCAGGCCGGTGAATGTTGGACTGTCACTACTGCCAACCCCCAACGAAATTCTTGCAGTGTCGCCAGACTCCGCGACAGGGTCCGTGGTCCCATCACCGACAAGGAAATTACTGTCAGCGAGGGCACCAAAAGCCGTGATATCCCCCGTTCCCGAGCCAAGCAAAACACCGCCGTCTGTCAGGGATGCAACCCCGGAGCCACCCTGCGCCACATCCAATACGTTGGGCGGGGTGAGCATCTGGAAGGCCGTCCCGTCGTACTCTGCCTCGACGATCTGGTTGGCAATGATGTCGCCTGTTACTACGGCATCGCCGTTGTACTCCAGCGCCTTATTGCCCAAGCCGTTTAAGTTTAGCGTAGAAGCAGCCGTGTTTAGTGTTGCAGCCCGGAACCGAACCCGCATACCTGTGAAGTATTGAGCGTGGACTGGCTGTGGGGCCACCGCGTAAGCGTCAGTAGTTGCCGAGTCAGGAAAAATGCAGTTGTGATAGTCCGTCCAGCCAGCCTTTGAAACAAAGGCCCAGTTCGAGGAACCGTCCGTCTTGCCGACACCAATTAGTCGCTTCTTGTCATACGAGGTCGGCATCGTCGGAGCGGTGGCAGACAGCGAAATTAAAACATCCTCAACGCCCGTGTCTGAACGCTGGATCAGCCATATATAATATATGCTGGTTGCAGCTACCGTGCTTGTGTCTAGGCCACCATTGTCGTCGCCCACAGCCCATGTAGCATCAACCCGCTTAGTGATCTCACCCGTAAGAACAATGTCCGAGGTATCGGAAACATCTCGCGCCTCGCCCGCAGTGACGTTGACGTCATGGGCCGTGTCAGTGTCAAGCGTGACTTCGAGCCCCTGAAGATATTGCTTGTCGTAGACATCAGCGTCCGTTACCAAGCCGTACTCGTCAACGGTCTGGATCGTGGAACCAGCCGAGTCCGTCACCACAACCTTGTAGACGCCATCGAGCCAAATCTGCGCTCGGCCATTGGAATCCAAGACGACAGGGTTCGCATTAGCATTTGTCTGTGCCGCCGCGTCATCCTGCGTCGGGTAACTGTTCTTTGCAGTGGTTGTCCCTGAAACGTAGGTATTCACCAAGCCACCGCTCAACGGGTCACCGCTAGAGTCGAACAGCCCCGCAGCAGGGGGCATGTAGAGTGTTATTGTCATAGTTCTTCTCCAATGAAATCAGGCTGAAAGAAAACAGAGGTAGGCTCAGTATCCCATGCCATCAAGAGCATCCGCTTCTCCAGCGCCTCGTTTTTCAGCCACGAACGATCATTCAAGGGCGTCCCCACGCGGGGAGCAAGTCGAACAGCGAGGTTCCACTCTAGGGCCTCTAGCCACTCAGGGGGGAAGTCAAAGTTATTCGACGCTGCATCAATGTCTTCGACAGGCATCTGTCCAGTCAAAATAACGGTATGCGACGATGAGCTAGGCGAAGGCCAAATATGCAGTTCGCCATTGGTGATCTGCGGATCGTAATACGCCTCGCTCGTAAGGCCGGCGTTGTTCTTGTTGGGCTGGTTCATGTATTCCTGCCGGGACGCCATCTTGGAGAACGGAGTGTCGATGGGATCGGCACCTGTGTGGTCCCGTCTGCGCCCGTTAATGAGGCGCAAGGGCCGGGCGATGGTACTGGTGTATGTGTAGACCACACCATCGTCGCTGGCGGCCCCGTCTAGGGCGCTGACGGTCAACGTAGTGGTGCTATCGACGCTGGAGATGGTTTCCCAGTCCAAGGTTCCCGATGTCAGCACGATACCGATCTTGTCCGATGCGGCCATGCCAGTGGTCGAGTCAACGGTGAGGGATGTCGCCCCGGAACTGTGTGCCCCGTTCAACTTTGTGACATAGAGGTCTTGCTCCAAAGCGGCATTGCCCCCTGTTGGTCCGAGAGAATACTTCTCAGTGCCAACATTTAAGAATACGACCACCTCCTCATTCTTCCAGAGTTGGGTGCCTTCAGCTTGCCAAGCCTTGATCATCTTTTGTAGGACATTGCCGCCAGTAGAGACTTCCTCCGCAGACAGCGTTTCCCCCAGCGCAGCCGCGCCACAAATCTCAAACGCGCCCTGAATGATGTCGTTGCGAGTCGCGTTGTAATCAGTCGAGCCAGATGTCGCCATTACAGATCATCCACAGTTACTTCGTTGACGGAAAGAAACTTATCCGTAGGCCAGGGCCGTGCGTCAGGTACCGACTGATCGTCGTCCCGCCCCTCAATAAAGTCCTGCGGGTGCCGAGGCTCCCACGACTTCTTCCGCACGATCCGGCCCGTCCATTCCTTCTGGCACTCAGATGCCTTCAACTTGAAGCCGGTTCTGTCACAAGACACGTTGTAGCCTCCAGGGACATAATGGCCCATTAGGCGTACTCCTTCGTACACTCCAATCGCAGGGAATATCGGTCCAAGTTCGTGTGACCGAGCGTGGTCAGTAACAAGTCGCCCGTAAAATTAGTTGTCTCTGGATTCTTTAAACCGCCAGTCGCCCGGAAATCCAAGTCAACGTCCGCCCGGTCTTGAGGGATGCTCCATGCCGTGACATTCGTGTCGGCATCCCAAAGGAGTTCGACCGCCATGCCGTGAGTCGAGCCCGTGATCCGCTGAACGCGAACTTGGGCGCAAGCATCGCCGTTCTGGGAATTTGCGAGAGCGGAAACATCCACCTTCGTCACTCCAGCCTCCCCGTTACCATCGGAGGTGTTGTGGATGTCGATGATGTACTTCCGCTCCCCATCAAGAATTGTTCGTGTCGCTACCGCATCTGCCATTGTTCTCTCCTAACGAAGATCATTCCACCCGTGGTGTCGGAATGGGGCGCGGCCCCATAGAGAAGCCGCGCCCGAAATGTTCCCGACGTTTAGCTGTCGATTGCCGGCAAGACGTAACCGCTGGCAGTGTCAGTGGCCGTGCCAAGGTTGCCGAACTGCCGAACACCGTCGATGTCCACCAGAACCTCACTGGCCGTGTCGTGATGGCCGATAAGGTTGTTGGCAACGATCCCAGTGTTGTCCGCAGAGTCGTTGTCGATCAACAAATCGCCAGCCGTGTTGCCGATAACGACATTGTTGTCGATGCAGACAATCTCCTGAATGCTCTTGCCCGTGGCAACAAGCAGCAGCTTGCAAGCCGTGGCCCCATCGCAAAGGATGGTGTTGCCAGACAAAACAGACTCAGAGACATCAGAGTTCCACTCGATCATCTCCAACCCCCCGGCATCAGGTGATACCCACCGGCAGTTGGTGACGCGCATACCGTCAGCTTCGTTGTCAGTAGTCCCGGTGCCCTTGATGCAAGACAGCCAATTTTCATTCGCTGCATTGTCAGAGAACTCGATCTGGTCAAACCAGGAGCCGACAGCCGTGACGCCAAAGCAAGTCACAACGTCAGCGTGGCCCGAAGCAAAGACCATGTTTGAAAGGGTCACATCGGCAGCCGAGATGACAGCCGTGACGGTGGTGCCACCGTCCATCAAGAAGCGAGGACGTTGGTTGTAGTTGCCCATGCCGACGACGGTAATGCCAGCAACATCAAAGGTGATGCCAGAAGCGCCCGTAATTGTTTCAGCATGGTTAGGGGCCACAAGGATGATGTCGCCCTTGTTGGCCGTACATTTGCCAATGGCATAGTCGAGAGTGCCAAAGGCACGTTCGCGGGTACCTTTGTTGCCGTCAGAGCCGCCATTGGAATTGACCCAAAAGACGCTCCCAGCATAGCTGTTCAGCACAGGCATACCCAGGATGGAAACTCCTTGGGAAAACCCGTTGGGATAATTGGAAATCGGCATCGTTAAATGCTCCTAAGAAGGTGTGAAAAGGGTGGGGAGGAGGGGGCCGAGTCCCCCCTCCCCGCGCAGTGGTTCACAAGGAATCACCGCGTTACTCGCTAACTACTAAGCGCCTGGGCTTCCGTACAGGGAGCGCCAGTCGGTCACGCCGCCAGCAAACCGCATGTACGATGCGGCCTTGGCATTTTTGGTATCGAAGTCGTTGTCTTGCTGGAAGTCCGTGGACTCACGGTTGTAGACCTTCATTCCATTCGGGCAGTTTGTCCGAATGAACCACTGGTCCGTGTCGTCCAAGAACGGTGACACAAAGTAACCTCCAGGTAACAAACCCATGCTCTTGGCGGCATTGATGGCGTTGTTAGCCGAGTCGTTCTGAAGCGAAGACTTCAGGACACGCTCAAACTCAAACTTGAGATCGGGCGGCCCAATCAGCTTCTGCGGCTGGAGGTTGATGCGAAGCCCACGGGCGTTTTTCGCCTTGTGGATCAGAATGAGTAGATCCTCCAAAGCCGCTTCCGAGAAGTCCACGGCTGTGGTGGGTTCATTCTGCTGATCACCCGATTCAGTCGGATGGTCAGTCGCAAGGACTTCCTTGCCGTCACCGAAGGTGTACGAGGAATTGGTTGCACGGTTGTAGATGTTGTGCAGAACCGTTTCCTTTGTTTGACGCATCGAGAAACCAAGAGCCTGAGCACGGCGCTTTGAGACTGTCTCGTAAAGACCGTCCTTCAGTTCCTCGTATGTGACGATGTAGCCGAGAGCATACGCGGCATTGGTATACCGGGTTGTCTCGCCTTGGCTCTCCGAGTCGTAGGAAATGCCAGCACCTTCCGATTTGGACGGTGCCAAACCGAAGCCGGTGACTTCGACATCTTCCTCGTAAGACTGGGTGCTACCTTCCTCATCGAAAAGTTGCATCCAGCACTGTTCAAACTCGTCGTAACCACGCCCCCACCAAGCCTTGATTCCAGGCCAGAGGGCTTTGGGATGATTGCCGCTTGAAATGACAGCCATTTGTCAGTCCTCCTAAATGCCCAGAGTGCCGGGGATCGTACTAAGATTGTCAAGTCCCCAAGACTCTGTGTGAGCGTTAATCCGCACTAGCACCTTCGCGTGGCTGGCCGTGGTGTCGTTGTCAGCACGGTTAACCGCTCGAAGAATGATAAGTTGGTTTGAAGCGTCAGCCGCCGGGGCGTCTGATGTCGTGTCGAGTTCCACCCCAGAATTTCCGGTGGAGGTGTTGCCCGCGTGGGTGAAGATGAGCACCGCATTGAGCCCCATTGACGTTGCCGGGATGGCACCGTCAGCTTGGACCTCAAAAACGACATTCGG